TCTTCCGCGTCGCTCTCGCTTTGCTGTGACCGATGTAAACCGGGGAGACCGTAGAAACAAAAATATCGTTGATTCAACCGCTACACTAGCCGCACGAACACTTCGAAGTGGAATGATGAGTGGTGTGACCTCACCGGCAAGACCTTGGTTTAGACTCAGCACACCCGATCCCGACTTGGCTGAATACGGCGCCGTCAAAGATTGGTTGCATGATGTCTCACTTAGACTTGCCACGGTGTTCCTTAAATCAAATCTCTATAACGCGTTGCCGGTTGTCTACGGCGATATCGGCGTCTTTGGAACCGGGGCCATGTTCATTGAAGAGGATTTCGACGGCTCGGTGATTCGTTGTTTCCCGTTCCCGATTGGTTCCTATATGATCGCCAATAACTCACGGCTCATGGTAGACGGATTTATTCGCGAGTTCAGAATGACAGTTCGGCAACTTGTCCAAAAGTTTGGCCGCATGGGTTTATCGGGCCGTATGGATTGGTCTAATTTCTCGCTCAATGTTAAGCAAGCCTACGACAATGGTCAGTATGAAACCTGGATCGATGTGTGTCATGTGATTCATCCCAACGAATATTTTGATTCAAAAAAATTGGATTCTCAATATAAAAAATATTCTTCTTGTTACTACGAACGGGGAATGAGTGGCGGAACCGCAATTGATCCTTACAACGATATTTACTTAAGCGAGAAGGGCTACGACAATTTCCCGGTTCTTTGTCCACGCTGGGAAGTCACCGGCGAAGATGTTTATGGAACATCATGCCCCGGTATGGACGCGCTCGGTGATATCAAACAACTTCAACTTGGTGAAAAAAGATCGATGCAGGCCATCGAGAAGATGGTCAATCCGCCCATGGTTGGCCCGCCAGAACTAAGGACAACGAAGTCGTCAATCCTCCCCGGAGACATAACCTACATCTCTGAACGTGACGGCATGAAAGGGTTTCGGCCCGTGCATGAAGTTAACCCGCGCATCCAAGAATTGGAAGGAAAACAAGAGCAAGTGCGCCAGCGAATCAGTCGCGCTTTCTACGAAGATTTGTTTTTGATGTTGGCCAACTCGGATCGCCGCCAGATTACAGCGCGCGAGATTGAAGAACGACACGAAGAAAAGCTGTTGGCCTTGGGTCCGGTTTTGGAACAACTCAATCAGGATTTACTTGATCCGCTTATCGATGTGACCTTCGATGTCATGGTCAAACAGGGCCTTATTCCCACACCGCCCGAAGAATTGCAAGGGGTCCCGCTTAAAGTTGAGTACATCTCTGTCATGGCTCAGGCCCAGAAATTAGTTGGGATATCGGGTATCGAACGGTTCGCCGGGTTTGTGGGGAGTATTGTCGCTCAAACTCAGAACCAACAACTCTTGGATAAGGTGGACTCAGACCAAATGATTGACGAATACGGTGACGCAGTTGGCATATCACCTCGAATTATCAGATCCGACGACGAAGTGGAACAAATTCGAAGCGACCGGGCCGCCGCCGCAAAAGCGCAAATCCAACCCGAGAAGATTCGCAACCTCGCCGCCAGCGCCAAAGATTTGTCTCAAGCCAATATGACTGACGACAACGCCTTGAAACGGCTGACAGATCAGGCCGAGGCGGGCCAACTAACACAATGAAAACAACTTCAAGGAGAAACAAAATGAAAAACTTAACAAGAATTTTTGTGGCGATCACCGCTTGGCTTGCTTTTATTGTCCCCGCCAAAGCGCTCACCATCACAACCACAATCAGTTCAACTACAGCCAGCACCACGCAATCCCTGCTTCTTTTCCCCAACGAATCATTAACCTATTCTCTGACGGGAACCGCGACCGGGCAACTTCTTATTGACAAAAGTTTTAACAACAGCGAGTGGAACTCAACAGGGATCACCGTCACAGGAACCGGGGCGGTCAGTTCAACCGGGCGACTCTATTCAGGCCCAAAAAATACTTACTACCGCATACGGCGCAGCACCATGACAGCCGGATCTTTGACCACGGTCTTGGCTGACGCTGACGATATCGTTCAAGAATTTAAGAACAACAAAGGCCAACAGATTGTAGCCATCTACGATGAAAGTATGACGGTTAGTGGCGGATTTATTGCCAACTCATCGACGTTTACCGATACCCACACAACCGGTGGAACCGAAACAAATCCAACTCTAACCGGTGCGATCACCGTTGCTTCTGGCTCAACCATCACCGCGTCCGGCTTAAGAGTTGATGGGACTTATACCAATGTTGCCACCACCACCTATAGTGGTGCGGCCCTAAACGGAACCAAGACCGATAACTCAACCACAACGTACACGGGCGGGAATACATTCTCCGGCGCCAACACGTTCTCGGGCGCTGATACCATAAGCGGAACAAAAACACTGAGTTCAGTCATTTTAAACGGAACTAAAACTGACAACTCGACGACAACCTACACGGGGACCGCCGTTTTTATTGGTTCAACATCAATCGTTGGATCTATTACAAACGACACGGCGGGGCCAGGCAAAGTCGGTGAATATATTTCGTTGGCGGCGGGGCCGAGTGGCGTTTTAACCACAACCCAATGGCTCAATGTTTCGACCATCACCTTAACATCGGGAGACTGGGTTGTTTCAGGATTAATTTCATTTGCACCCCAAACAGCAAACCCAGTTTTCACACGGTGTCAAATCGGGATCAGTACAACCACCGGAAACAATTCAAGTTTATTGGTTGACGGAGACAATTTACTCGATTGTGCACTTCCCGTTTCCGCGAGTAACCGGTCTGGGTGTACCATCCCTCAGTATCGGGTCTCTTTGAATGCGACCACGGTCTATTATGTAAAAGCCGCCGCAGCATGGACAACCGATACCGTTAAAGCCAATGGCCGAATCTCGGCAACCAGGGTCAGATAAACGATGGCTCAGAATATTGCAGACGATACCCAAGTAAGAAACAGCGAACAAAGAGGCAAACGCCTCCGTGAACGTGAACTCGACGACATCAAAAGAATATTGGAGACGGATTTTGGACGGCGATTCGTGTGGCGGTATCTGGGTTTGGCGGGAGTCTTTCAAACCAGTTTTACCGGGAACTCAACCACGTTTTTTAATGAAGGGAAAAGAGATATTGGACTCAAACTTCTAGCCGATATCACGGAAGCCAAGCCCGAAGCCTATTTACAAATGACCAACGAAGCAAAGAAAAGCGAGGAAAACAATGCCTGAAACAATTACACCACCCGCACCGGTACCACCCAAAGCGGATGACACACAGAACAAGATCTATCCACCGGCCACACCGCCGGTGCCAGATCCAGCAGCAGTTAAACCACCTGAACCAGCCGCACCGGAACCAGGTAAACAGCCGGACCCAAAAGACGATAAACAAGGAACCGACGGACAAGCTCGGGTCGTACCGGAAAAATACGATTTGAAGCTCCCTGACGGCTCGCCACTCGACGCCAAAGCTCTCGATGAGGTCAGCTCTTTTGCCAAAGAAAAGAAGCTCACCCAAGATGAAGCGCAGGCGGTATTGGAGCGCGAGAGCAAACGAATTGCCTCCTATGTCGACGCTCAAAAGGAACAACTGGCTCAAAAGCAAAAGGAGTGGATCGAAACCATAAAGACAGACAAGGAACTTGGCGGCGAGGGTATGAATAAGACCATCGAAATGGCCAAGCGCGTTGTTGATCGGTACGGTTCCGATTCACTTAAAAAGGCACTCAACGATTCAGGTTTAGGGAATCATCCTGAACTGGTTCGGTTTGTGTCTCGGATTGGAAAAGCGATGTCCGAAGATCAACTTGTTTTACCGGGAGCCGCACAGTCCACGGGAAAGAAGTCGCTTGAAGATATCTTCTATCCACCTAAACCATGAATCCAGCCACGCACAAATTGGTTTCGCAATTGGTTCGTCTCTTGAAAGGGATAACCAGTGCGTTGGATCAATGGCTCATTGAGGTAAAAGTCGACTTAAAAGATTAACTGAACAAACCGCAAGCTCGCGGCCAGCCGCATTCTAACGAACAACGCTGACTAATGAAGCCTCCTTAGCGGAAGAACCTACATGGGTTCAAAGGAGAAAATTATGTCAACGTTAGGAGCAAATGTTCTTACGCTTGCAGATTGGGCCAAACGGCTCGATCCAGAAGGAAAAGTACCATCGATAGTTGAATTGTTGTCCCAGACAAACGAAATCCTGGCCGATATGATGTGGGTCGAAGGAAACTTGCCAACCGGCCACAGAACGACCGTTCGCACGGGTCTACCGACCTCCGCATGGCGTTTAATCAATCAAGGTGTCCAGCCCTCCAAATCGACAACCGCCCAAGTGGACGAATCGTGTGGAATCCTAGAAGCATGGTCAGAAGTCGATCAGGACTTGGCCGAGCTTAACGGAAACACCGCCGCGTTTCGTCTCTCTGAAGCACAGTCGTTTATCGAATCCATGAACCAAGAGTTCGCAGGGACCTTGTTCTATGGCAATAGTTCGATCAGCCCTGAAGAGTTTACAGGGTTATCGATCCGTTATTCCGATCCCTCCGCAACCAACGGCTCCAACGTGTTGGATGCCGGTAGTTCTGACTCTGACAATTCGTCGATCTGGCTTATTGTTTGGGGCGGAAGCACGGTCCACGGCATATTCCCGAAAGGGTCCAAGGCCGGATTGCAGCATGATGATCTCGGTTTGGTCACGGTGGAAACATCCGCAGCCATGGCCGGAACCAGGCTTCGCGCTTATCAGGATCGATGGCAATGGAAATGCGGCGTCTCCGTTCGTGATTGGAGATACGCAGTTCGTATCGGTTCCATCGATATCAGCAACTTGGTTGCAAAATCGAATGCCGCCGACTTGATCGAACTCATGATCAAAGCCATCCACAGAATTCCGACCATGGGAATGGGCCGAGCCGCGTTCTATATGAACCGGTCTTGTTTCCAAATGCTCGATATCCAACGTCGTGATGACGTGATCTCGGGCGGCGGTTTAACTTACGAAAATGTCGACGGTAAAATCACGCCGACGTTCCGTGGAATTCCGATCCGTAAATGTGATGCGCTTTTGCAAAACGAGACGGCTGTCTAACTTAAAAAACCTTTAAAGGAGGGACTACTATGTACGTTGATAAAGAAAACAATTACTCGGACGCTCAGGCCATAACGGCCAGTGCGGGTTCGACCCATATTATTGATCACGGAATTGCGCGTGACCTTGGAACAGGAGAAGACATTTATCTTGTTTCTTTGGTTGATGTTGCTTTTACCGACGGAAGCAGCGATTCGACAGTGACCGTGACCCTGGAAACTGACGAAGACGTGGCTTTCGGTTCGCCGACTACGGCGATTGTGACACTCGCGGTTTTCTCGGCCTTGTCCGCTATCGGAACCATCCGATACGCCAAGCTCCCGCCAGGAACCGTCAATGAGCGTTACTCGCGCGTGTATTACACCGTCGCAAATGGAAATCTTACGACCGGTTCAATCACATCGTTCCTAACGAAAGATATCCATAAGTACGTTACTTATGCGAAGGGTTACACAATCAGCTAACAATTAAAACCGGATCACCGATCCACGGGCGCTAGTTTCAAGGCCCGTGGGTCGCTCATCCATAAGGAGAAAAAATATGAGAGTCAGAGCAAAAGCAATGGGTTACTACGGCGATTTACGTCGACGAGAAGGGGACATATTCGATTTGGTGGAACGAACTGTTGGTGACAAAGAAAAAAGACGACGTTTAACCGCCGAGCAACAGTTCTCGAATATATGGATGGAGGAAGTGGATAAAGATGGAGAGCCTATAAATAAAACATCCACGCCCAGTTCTCAACCCGCACCGGAATCGACGCGAGCCATGGACCGGCCCGTGGTTAATGAGACACGGTTGCCAATAACACCTCATCCCAAAGCACCGGTAAAAGGACATTCAAAGAAAAAATAAATCTTCATTTGATAGGAGAACAATTATGAAAAAGTTTCTATTCGCACTTTTCTTGTGTGGTTTAGTTCGCGCCGCTTATGCGATGGATCCGGTCACAGTTCGCATGGGTCAACCCGATTCAACGTGGGAAATATCGCAATCAACGATCACCGTTTCTTCGGCCACCGTCACAACCATTGCCGCTGTAACGGGGTATCGCGTGGTGCATATTTCCAATCTCGCAAGCAGCGGGACCACTATTTACTATCGGATCGACGGCTCAACGGCGAGTATTCCGACTGTTGGTTTTCCGATTGCTCCGACGGAACGGGATCATGCTATCGAATCAAATGCGGTGATCAGTTTGCAACTCACATCCGGGGCACCCGGGACCACGCTCAACAACGTCCCGACCAAGACACTTAGAAAATAAAACCAAATGGAGAAAAACCATGGCATCAAGCACAACGGCAATTGCAAATCTGGCAATTTCACATTTGGGGATTGGCAAAGAGATTGCGAACCTTGAAACAGAACGTAGCTCGGAAGCGCAAGCGTGTAGACGCTTCTATGAAACGGCGCGCGATGTAACGCTACGCGATTTCCCGTGGCCTTTTGCGACCAAGATCAATGCCATTGGATTGGTTGAAGAGGACCCGAATGACGAGTGGGGATTTTCGTACCGGTATCCCACCGATTGTCTCATGCTCCGTCGAATATTAAGTGGACTTCGTAACGACAATAGGCAATCGAGAATTCCGTATCGCGTCACCCGCGACGATTCGGGCCTGTTGATTTATACCGACGCTGAAGACGCCGAGCTTGAGTACACCATCAAAGAAACCGATGTGGGCCGGTTCCCGGCTGATTTCACAATGGCTTTTTCTTTTCTGTTGGCGGGTTATGTCGCGCCCAGATTAACGGGTGGCGATCCTTTCAAACTGGGTCAACGCGCACTTGAGCTTTATCAAATCGAATTGTCCCATGCCCGATTAACCGCCATGAACGAAGAACAATCCGAAGAGCTTCCCGATTCAGAATTCATAAGGACCCGCGAGTGAATTCAAATAAATTTCAGGTGATTCGTAGCGTCGAAGGCGTTCCGAAAGAATCTGATTTCTCGCAGAATTTTAGGCACTTATCCTATCTCTCACCCATGGTATTGGACCGTTCCAGTTTGCAGTTATACGCCAAGAATCTAAATGGTGAGATCAAAAAAATAAGTTCAACGGTTGTGGTTGAAGGTCAGCCCGGACCACAAGGGTTGGACGGAAACATATCCAAATGTTGGCCGGTGGGTTCGGTTTTTTTGTGTACGAAAGATACGAGTCCCGATCAATTGCTGGGATTTGGGAAATGGGAACTGATTAAAAAACCAACTGGGAATGTGTCGGCTTATTATTGGGAGAGGATTAAATGACGACCTTGGCCCAACGCAGTTTCGCCGCCGGTGAAATAGCGCCTTCTCTTTACGCGCGGGTCGATAACAGCCGGTACGCCTCGGCCCTTCGGACGTGCCGGAACTTCATGGTGATGCGTCAAGGTGGGGCCACCAACCGGCCTGGAACCGTGTTCATAAATGAGGTTAAGGATTCAAGCAAGGTGGTTCGACTCATCCCTTTTATTTTCAACGCCGATCAGACCTACATTTTGGAATTCGGCGATAACTATATCCGGTTCTATCAAGACGCCGCGCAGATCACGGTTTCCAGTGTTGACGCTTATGACGGGGGTGATACTTACGCCATTGGTGATCTCGTCGTCGACGCCGGTATAAATTATTACTGCATTCAAGCTGGTATGGGACACACACCGGCCTCGTCTGCAACGTATTGGTATCCCTTGACCGGATCGATCTACGAAATTCCGACTCCTTACAACGACACCGATTTATCCACGTTACAGTTTGTTCAGTCGGCGGATGTGATCACGATTGTTCATCCGTCCTACGCGCCGCGTGAGTTGAGCCGATTCGGAAATACCGACTGGACTTTGACCTCGTTAACGTTTGGATCACTTCAAGCGGACGTGTCCTCTTTGGCCAATGACGCCACGCCACCCGGTGCGATTGCGACCTCATGGACTGTGACGGCGGTCTCGATTACAGGCGAAGAAAGTCCGGGTATTGCCACATCAACTTCAGACGTGCCCTCAACCGGGACTCCCATCAATTTGACTTGGACCGCTGCATCCGGCGCCGTTGAATACCGAATCTACCGGGATTTTGATTCAAGTGGCGCCATTGGAACGGGGTTGGTCGGTTCGGTGACGAGCACCAATTTCGCTGACGATGGAAGTGTGCCCGAAGCTGGAACGCCGCCTCTTGATCCCCAACTTTTTCAATCGAGTGATAACTATCCCTCGGCGGTGGCTTACTCGCAACAAAGAAGGATCTTTGCGAACTCCAATAATGCACCCGAAACGGTTTGGGCCTCAAGAATTGGAAGTTTCTCTAATTTCTCAAGCCGCTTTCCCACGCAAGACGACGATCCCGTGACTTTCACGCTCGTCGGTAAACAGGTGAACGAGATCCAACATCTTTTGGAACTGAGACAACTTTTGGCGTTAACCGTGGGTTCCGAGTGGGCCATCAACGGCGACCAATCCGGGGTTATCACGCCGTCCTCAATCAACGCCAAACAGCAAACCTTTAATGGAGCAAATTCTCTTTCGCCATTGAATGTGAATGGCTCCGCACTTTATGTCCAGGCCCGAGGTTCGGTTGTGCGCGATATTGCCTTCAGTTATGAACTTGACGCCTACAACGGAAATGACATCACCATTTTTTCATCCCATATGTTCGATCAATACACGCTCGTCGATTGGGCTTTTCAACAGGTCCCCAATTCCATTGTCTGGGCCGTCCGGTCGGACGGGTCGGTTCTGGGGTTGACCTATATCCGAGACCAACAAATGCTCGCTTGGCACCGGCACGATTTTACCGGGGACGTAAAAAAC